ATATCTGGTTGGTGCTCAGACTGGCGGATATTTAATCGGTGGTCTTGCAACTGGAAGCAACGGGTTTCTTGTTACATGGGGTGAAGGAGATGCGGATATTTCCGCGTTTAACATCACAGTAACCAATGTAAAGTATTATAAGGTTGTGGAGGTGTGAGTATGTTGATACGAGCGGAAAGCATGGAAGCAGCAGTAAAGATCTATGAGACGGTCAAAGCAGCGGAGACCTCCACGGCGGAGCCAGCCGGCAATGGCGAAGGAGGGGACGAAGATGGAAGATCTGACGGCTAAGGTGGCGGTCCACGAGCAGCAAATCAAGTCCCTGGAAGCCCGGACAAAGAAGCTGGAGGATATGCGCGAAGGGATCGCGGAAATCAAAGTGGCGATTGAGAGACAAACCGGAAACATTGACAGGCTGGCGGAGATCGTAGGCGGGATAGGGAAACGGCAGGAAGAACACGAATCCAGGATAGACGCGATAGAACAGAAGCCCGGGAAGAAGTGGGAAAGCGTCGCGGGGCAGGTCATCAGTCTCGTCACGGCGGCAATAGTAGGTATGATCCTGGCACATATTGGTCTTGTTTAAGGAGGTGATCCTAATGAATGGTATCGACTGGAAAAGAAAACTGACGAGCAGGAAGTTCTGGCTTTCTGTGGCGGGCTTTGTGTCAATGCTTCTGATCTTCATAGGCAAGGACAGGAGCGTGGCTGAAGGCGTCGCGGCCCTGATCATGGCAGGCGCTTCTGTTATCGGCTATGCGATCGGGGAAGGCCTGGCAGACAGCGGATACATAGAGATCCCGGATACGGGCCCGGATGAGGACGTGGCGGATTACGAATAATAATGGAAGGGCTTCGGTTTCGGCCGGGGCTCTTTTTCTATGCTCAGAGCACGAACAAGCGAAACAGAAATTTTACATCGGGAAGGCGAAAAATCAAGGAAACAAGCCATTTTCTGGAGTGTTGTTACAGTCTACAAATAATATCAACAACTTTATATTTTTTAGTATAGATACAGTATGAGGAGAGGGAGTAGTATATAGTAAGTTTCAATAGTTATAGGCGTAACAGGCAAACTGTAACAACAACTGTAACAATGGCGGAATTGCGCGGTTTTCCTGGATTTCGTGTATATGGAAAGTAACAGACTGCTATTTTGGTTAACATACTGAGGCTGATTCGTGGTATCATTCTCTTATCTGAGATTAGAGGTGTTACCACATGTATGAATCTGTTTCCCTTTTTTCTGGCGCCATGGGGCTGGATCTCGGGCTCGAGGCTGCCGGAATAGATATAAGGATATGCCAAGACTTTGACCCTTCGTGTTACCGGACCATGCTCATGAACGGCAAGAATGCGCTGACAGGCAATATCCAGGAGATAGAGCCGGAGACGATTCTGGAGGCGGCTGGACTTATGAACCAGGAAGTTTTCCTGTTATGCGGCGGGCCTCCTTGTCAGCCTTTCTCGACAGCCGGAAAGCGGCTTGGGATCAATGACCCGCGAGGCTCCCTGTTTATGGACTATGTCCGGATGGTTAATGCAATACGCCCGCGCTTTTTCGTATTTGAGAATGTGAAGGGGCTGATTTCCATTTCTGTTGATAGGGGCGGAGCGCCTGGAGAAGTCCTTGGGATTATACTGGATGAGTTCCGACGGATCGGATACCACACCGTTCACGCGGTCCTTGATGCCGTCTATTATGGGGTGCCGCAGTTCCGAGAGCGTCTGATTATCATAGGAAGCCGGGATAATGAGGAGATCTTCCTTCCTCTCCCGTCACACTTCCAGAAGCACCAGAATCCGGAGATGAGATGGCAGACACTGGGGGATACAATCCGGGATCTTGAAGACAATCCGGGCCCCTGTACACACTTTTCCCCGGAGCGGTTGAAGTATCTGAAAATGGTGCCAGAAGGCGGAAATTGGCGGGATTTACCGGCGGAGCTTCAGCCAATAGCAATGGGCGGAGCATGGGAGAGCGGAGGCGGGAAGGTCGGCTTTTACCGGCGCCTTTCTTATTCGCAACCTTCCCCGACAGTCGTGACATCACCGGTCCAGAAAGCGACTATGATGTGCCACCCGACGAAGGATCGTCCTCTCAGCGTTTCAGAATACCGCCGGATCCAGCAGTTTCCGGAAGGGTGGAGGATCGAAGGGACTATCGCGAACCAGTACAAGCAGGTTGGGAACGCCGTTCCGGTCGGGCTTGCAAAGGCAGTAGGAAAAGCAATTATTGCGACGGCAGAGGGGAATGCTTCAGTATTTACAAAAAGAAACCGCGGAACCAGCGCGCATAAGGAGAAATAGAAAATGGCTATCAATCAAGAAGGTGTTGACGGGAAAGCCGTAGAAGAAGCCATAGGACAGGCTCTTGAAAACTTCTATGTTTCACTTCTTCAGAAGATAGACAAGATAAATATTGAAGACATCATGAAGAGGAAGAACCCATATCTGTACAGGGCGAAAGCAATGCAGAGCGCGGCTGAGATCGTGGAGAGCGTCCTTTCTGCAACGGTGTCCAGCAGCGAGGAGACTATCTTCGGAAATTGCTTTTTTGAGCCAATAGCTATAGCCGCGTCCGGAGGAAGTAAGGCACTTGCAGAGGGCGTTGACATCATGGTGGAGGATAAGAAAACCAATACTATGTATGCCATAGCCGTGAAGAGTGGCCCTTCCGTCTTTAATGCAGATAGTAAGAAAAGGCAGGAGCAGAACTTTAATGCTGCCCGGAAATTAGCACAGCAGGCAAAAGCAAGATACGAGGCATATATCGGTTATTGTTACGGGAAGAAGAGACCAACCGGAAAAGGAAGGCCGACTATTTACCGAGAATTGGCCGGACAGGACTTCTGGTATGAGCTTACGGGTGAGAGAGACTTCTATCTGAAGATCATCGACTACATGGGGACAAAGCCGGAGCAGTACCTGGAGCAGTACAGAACCAGCTATAACAAAGCATCCAATAGACTCATAAGGCAGTTTACTGCGAGCTTCTGTGATGATGACGGCAGCATTTCCTGGGAAAAGCTCGTGCGGTTCAATTCGGGATATAATGATTAGCTTTCTGTGCTTTTCAATGACTGGCGGCACCGCCGTGGTATAATGGACTCATCACAATAAAGACAACAGGAGGACACATATATGACACCGAAAGAAGCCTTAGACTATGCACAGCACATGATCACTGTAGGAGCAAAGTACTGGGAGACACTGCCGGAGGAAGAAAAGAAGCCCGTTGAACAATTCGTTACATACGTTCTGGACTATGACAAGCTCACCAGGATGCTTCATGACTTTATGCCGAAGCAGGGCGGAGGAATCGGAAAAGAGACCGTCAAGATCCCGAACGGACCGAACAACTTCTTGTCGGATGATTTCGCGCGCTCCGTCATTATCATCACGGCACACAACCACGGCGTTTCAATTTATGAGCACTATGATCCGACGATTACCGGAATGACCGCCTGCGGTATGGACTTCAGGAACGGCGCCGGGCGCGTCATGACAGCAGCCGAGGTCATGGACTACGTCAAGGACTTTGACCATAAAGTGACGCCGTATGAAGTGAAGATTTAAGCAATACAAAACAACACAGAAAGAGAAGAGTTCGCTCTCCGGGGCGGCTCTTTTTTTATGCCCGAAAATCCGAAAAACCCGCATTTATTGAAAACCCAATCTGTCATAATAATAATAATAGAACGGATAGAACACAAATAAAAGGAGGTAACATATGAGCACTTATCTTATCGGAACAGGGATTTTTCTTCTTATGGCCTTATGCTTTGTTGTCATCATGTACATTGCAATGATCGACGACGAGCCTGAGCCCGAAGGCGGTGATGATCATGATGATGAAGACGCTGCCGGAACTCATTGAAGAAAAAGGAATCACGTATTTTATACTTGCCGCCGTTATGGATCAGACAATCACGACACTGAGAGAAAAGCTGCTAACAAAAGAGTGGAGCCTCTACGACTACTTACGAATCAGAGTCTATTTCAGGCTTTCAGATGAAGAAACGCTTTACGCATTGATGGAGCCGCACGAGGTGCCGGAATGGATGCTGGAGCAGCAGCAATTTCCGGAATTGGTGGAAGTCGTCCAGAACCGGCTGGCGCGGCACGGGATCACGGCGCGGGACTTTGCGAAAGCCATAGGGATCAAGGAAGAGGCACTACGGAAGAGGATCCGGCGGCGGTACTGGACCAGGAAGGATTATCGGACACTCGCGGATCGGCTCGGAATCAGTATCACGGAAGCCGTCAGACTTTTAACTGATGAGGAGGTGTGACATGGGAGTCAGAGAGTTTTGTGCGTCACGGGGAATCACGGTTGCGGACTTCGGGCGGATGATCGGTCTTCCACTTTATGACCGGGAGAGTAAGCCGCTCCGGAAACAACGCCACACATACACGAGCGTCAACGCGAAACACCGCTTAGAAAAGAACAGCTGGACGCTCAAGGAGTTCATGAAGATGCGGCAGGTCTTCGGCCTTTCAGACATTGAAGCCGTGAAGATCATGCTGGGGAAATGGGAAGGGGAAAAGGATGAAGAAACCGAGGAAGTGCGCGATATGCGGGGAGGAGTTCATACCGAGGAGCTCCGGACAAAAATACTGCAGCCATAAGTGCAGACGAGCGGCACAGAACAAAAAATACTATATCTACCACGGCTATCCGATAGAGCTTGACGACTACACAGAGAGCCCGCCGGAAGAATGCGTGGAGTTTATGGAAAAGCTAAGGCGAGCCTTTCACATGGAAAAGGAGGATACACTATGAAAGAGACACTCATAAAAGTATGTGAGATTTGCGGCAAAGAGTATCAGACCTCTTGTAAAATTCAGAAGTATTGCAGCGAAGAATGCGCTGATCATGGAGCGCTGCTGCGGCAGCGAGAATACAGAGCCCGTTATCCGGAGAAGATCCGACGGCAGAACCTCGCGTCATACTACCGGAACAGGGAAAAACGCCTGATATATATGAAGGAGTATATGCAGCAAAATCAGGAAAAGCGCCGAGTTTATATGAAAGCGTATATGCAGGAAAATCAGGAAAGGATAAAGGAATATCGCCGGATATACAATTTGACGCACCGGGAAGAGATCCGGGAGAAATATCTCAGAAAGAAAGCAGCAAGAGAGCTGGAGCTGAACCCATAACAGGGGGAGGCTCTTTTCTTTTTGTTTTGTGCTTTTCTTCCATATTTTCTGCAAAAGCAGGAGGAGGAAAGGCACATGGCACGGAATGGAAATCTGCAGAAGGCGAAAGCTGAAAAGAATGATGAGTTCTACACAAGAATTGAAGACATAGAAAAAGAACTGTCCCATTATACGCAGCACTTCAGTGATAAGGTGGTTTACTGCAATTGCGATAATCCGGAGTGGTCCGCGTTCTGGAAATACTTTCATTTGAATTTTTCGGCGTTAGGGGTGAAGCGGCTAATATCTACCCATTATGAAAAGGAAAAGCCGACGTACAAGATGATCTATGATGGCGGAAATGATGAAGATATAACTGCTGGAGAGAAGACTCAGCTAAAGGGAGACGGAGACTTTAGAAGCGGAGAATGCCTGGATATTTTGGATGAAAGCGATATCGTTGTGAGCAACCCGCCATTTTCGCTTTTTTCATGTTTTGTATCCGTTTTAATGGAACACAGAAAGCAGTTCCTTATTATTGGAAGCAAAAACGCAATTACATATAAAAGTTTCTTTCCTTTATTAAAGGACAACCTGGTATGGCTTGGATGCAGCAATGTTCATGAGTTTATTCAGCCGGATGGGTCTATAAAGAAGTTTGGAAATATCGGCTGGTATACGAATATGGATGTGGCAAAGCGCCATAAGAAATTAGTTCTGCAGAAAAAGTACAATGAGAAAGATTACCAAAAATACGACAACTACGATGCCTTAAATGTCGATAAGATTTCTAATATTCCATGTGATTATTTTCCGTGCTGGTTTACATGTGAAAAAGCTTCAGAATGCCAGTACGCAAAGACAGAGGGGCGTGATCAAAGCAACGCGCTTTGTGAACATATGTGTAATGGAGAAATGGGTGTTCCAATCAGCTATATGGAAAAGCATACACCGGGACAATTCGATATAGTCGGTGCAGATTATGATGTCGCAAACCCAATCCGTTTAAATGGGGGGCGAAAAAAAGGAACTGGAAGATTTTACATAACGGAACAGGGATTAAAAAAAAACTCTGCGGGCAAAGAGACTATACAGCAGAATTGTTATTCGCAGAAAAGCACAGACCGTGTAATGGCATTATCGGAGTTCCAATCACATTCCTTGAAAAATATAACCCGGAACAATTCAGGATTATCGGAATTGCAAACAGTTCAAGATGGATCGGAGAATTCGAATGCTTCACCATCATTAGCGGAGCAAAAGTCTACAACAGGATACTTATCCGGGCAAAGATGTAATGGGGTGATGGGTGTACCAATTTCATTTTTGGACAAATACAATCCGGATCAGTTTGTAGTCATAGGAGTTATTAACCATGGCTCTGATGGAGAATGGGACTTGTGTAAATGTATGATAAATGGAAAACAGTTGTTTAAACGTATTGCGATTAGGCGAAGTAGGCCGGAAAATACTTAATACAGGTATATGCTCGTATTTTTATCAAAAGAAAGCTGTGGAGCTGAACCCATAACGGGGGCGGCTCCTTTTCTTTTTGTTTTTTTTATCATCGTATCACGAGAAACCCGACGCCTCCATGAAAAGCACAGAACCGCCATACTCCAGGAGAAAGGAGGGCGGAAGCCATGAACGAGAAAATCATATGGGACTACTTAAAGAAGGCCGGACTCACGGATGCCGGCGCGGCGGGGCTTATGGGGAACCTTTATGCGGAAAGCGGCCTGGATCCGGGGAAATGTGAAAAGCTATGTCTGAACAGGTTACGGGAATTCGGATTAGGAGATTATACTTCGGAGACTTACACGGCAGCAGTCAACAGCGGAGCAATAAGCAGGGAGCGCTTTCTGCAGCCTATCCCCGGCAAGCACTACGGCTATGGGCTTTGCCAATGGACAACGGAAAGCCGGAAGAGTGCGCTTTATGATCACATGATGACCCGGGGCAAGGGAATCGAAGATCTTGAAGGGCAGATGATCTTTCTGGTGAAGGAACTTCAAACCAGCTATGGCGGGGTATGGAAGGTCATCACTACATCAGAGAGCCCGGCCGCCTGTTCTGATGTCGTTCTCATGAGATTTGAGACGCCGGCGCAATGGTCGCAGTATGTGGATATCCGGCGCAGCTATGCAGAGAAGTACTACAACAAATACAGAGAGGAGGAAGAGATTATGAGCGAACCTGGATTTGACAGGCAGAAAGTAATTGCACTGGCGCGGGCAGAAGAGGAATATTTAGAGAAAAGCGCGGCGTGGTGGAGAAAGCACGGAGCCGCGGGACTTTACGATAAGACGGCCGGCGCGGGATCAGACAACTATACGAAGTACGGATACGAGATGCACAGGCTCTATCCGGAGGTAATGGACTTCCCGGCCGCATGGTGCGACTGTTTCGTGGATTGGTGCTTTATGCAGGCATACGGGACAGCGAACGCGAAGAAGCTGTTGGGCGGCAATTTTGACGATTATACGGTGCAGAGTGCGCAGCTTTACAAGGACAAGGGAGCATGGAAGCCGGCTGGAACAATACCGGAACCGGGCTGGCAGGTTTTCTTTAAGAACAGCAGTCGCATCTGTCACACGGGCCTGGTTGTAGATGTGGTCAAGGCCGGCGGCAAAACCTACGTTGTAACGGTAGAGGGCAACACGAGCAGCGCGGCGGGCGTCGTCTCCAATGGCGGTTGTGTCCGGATCAAGCAGTATACGGCGGACAACGCGAGTATTGCCGGTTATGGCGTTCCGCCTTATGGAGATCAGCAGGCCGCGGCCAAGATTGAGTTTACGCCTCACTGGGTAAAATCAGGTGACAGCTGGTACTACAGAATCGCTGAAGGACAGAATGCGCACGGATGGAAGATTATAAATAATCACTGGTACTATTTCGATGAGAAGGGGCGGATGCTGACCGGCCTTCAGTATATCGACGGCGCGGACGGCCCGGCATGGTATGCTTTAGCAACGCGGGAGGTTTCTGAGGACTACGAGGGAGCCTGTATGATGAGTGACGAAGCCGGAAGGCTTGAGATATGGGATGTTTACCCGACAACATAATAATAGGAAGAAAGGGGACTCACTCAACGCGGGGCGGGTCTCTTTTCTTATGATCAAAAAATCTGTGCTTTTCGGAGCGGGGGTCTTTTTCCGGGTGTACGATAAGAGCACGAACGAAAAAGGCAGGAGGTGAAAAATGGGAAGATTGATGCCAATAGCGAAGGGCGTGCTTTACGACATGGACGAGCGGGAGACGGGCAGAAATAATAATGTGCTGATTATCGGAGGATCCGGGACAGGGAAGACACGGAGCATCGTGACGCCGAATCTCTTGTCTCCATTTGGGAGCTATGTCATATCGGATCCTAAGGGGCAGCTATACCGACAGTATGCCGGCTTTCTGCAGGGACGGGGCTATGTCGTTAAACGGCTTGATTTCACAAATCCGAGGGCGTCTGACCGCTGGAACCCGCTGTCATATCTTAATGGGCCGGTCGACTGCATGAGGCTGGCAAATCTGATGGCATGGCGGGATGGAGCGTATAAAGACACCTTTTGGAACGAGATGAGCGAGCTTGTCGGTGCTGCAGCACTTGGGCTGATCATGGAGAAGCTACCCCGTGAAGAGAGGACAATCACAAAGTACGCGCACCTGATAAAGGGGATGCGGCGGGAAAGTGATACAGCGAGCGGGAGCTGTCTGCTTGATCAAGTCATGGAACAATTGCCGGTCGGACACTGGGCAGTGGATCAGTACTTTTTAGCAAAAACGGCACCGGATCGGACCTGGAACTGTATCGCAGCAACGATGGCGGCAAGGGCCCGGCTCTTTCAGCTCCCGGAAGTTTCAGAAATGTTGGCGGCGGATGATATAGGCATAGAGGATATCGGGAAGAGGAAGACGGCGGTTTTCGTCATTGTGTCGGATACGGACAGAACAATGGACCCGCTGGCAAACCTCTTTTTTACCCAGGCCATGCAGGTTTTGACGCGGGAAGCGGACAAAGAGCCAGGCGGCCGGCTGCCGTTTATGACACGCTTCATTCTGGACGATTTTGCGACAAATGTGACTGTCACAGACTTCCCCGAAATGATCTCTTCTATCCGGTCGCGGCGAATCTCAATCATGGCAGCAATTCAGGCGGAGGCACAGCTTATCTCACGATACGGGACGGACTGGAGAACCATTGAAGGGAATTGCGACACGATAGTATACCTGGGCGGCAGTGACCTTGAGACGGCGCGGACAGTGGCAGCGAGAGCCGGGAAAGGACTACGGGAGATACTTGGAATGCCGCCCGGCCGCTGCTGGATTTTCCGGCGCGGAGAGGAGCCGCTGGAGGCTGAGCTTTGGGATCTCGACGAGTGGATGAAGAGCCGACACATAGAACTCCAGCCGCTGAAGGTAGAGGGAAGTGAGTGGCTTATGGAGGCGATGACATTCAAGACAGAGGAGGAGGAAAAGGATGAGAAAAATCAAGAGGATTGATGTCGTTTTTACAGATGGGAAAGCGGAGTCACTGCACAAGGAGCCGGAGGAGCAGGAGCCGGACTGGACAGGAGGAGATGACCCGATGATCTACTACGAAACGCCGGAAGAACATGATCCTTTTCAGGAAGAGGAAGAGCAGAATCCTTTTCTGATTGATGGATATGACTGTCACCGGGACCCGGCGCGGCTTGTCTCGGCAGCAATCACGGAGACTTTTCCGGATCTTTTCGAAATTTTTGAAATCGTCGTTGACGGGCCGCGGGGACATGAGGAAAAGCTGGAACAACTCCGGGCGGCAATCCTGGAAAAGGTCAAAGCGTGGATGAAGGCGGAAATGCAGCAGTGACAACATTTGCCAACTTTTCATACTATGTTATGGACAGACGTCATTTTCTGGCCATAAGCCCCGCGACGGTATGGAGCGGCGGAGAGTAGAAAAAGGAAGCTTTATTCCGAATTGTAAACGTACACAATGTGCTCTTTTACAACGCGTAAGCCTTCCCGCAGCGGGTAGCTCGGCAGCGCAAAGAAAAGTCCTGCACCATCCCCGCGTTGTCCCAAAAATCAAGGAAAACAGAAAGGAGGAAAAGCAGCAGGCAGAAAAGTCCCAAAAATCAAGACTTTTACAGATGGCACTTTTTAAAATGTCCCCAAAATCAAGACTTTTGAGAAGGAGGTATGAAACAGAACTTTATTTTGTCCCAAAAATCAAGGCTTTTACAGGGGAGGTGATCCGGAGCATATAAGTTTGTCCCATTTTTCAAGGGTTTTTAGAATTGAAAGCGCAGACGGGTCTTTCTTTCGTCCCATTTTTCAACCGTTTTAAAAGGAAGGGAGGCGATAAGGCATGAGCCTCGGGCCGGCGGAGTATAAGGACGGCGACAAGATGCAGACCCTGGCACTGGAAATTTTTGAAGCAGGCATGGCAGCCGGCGTGAAGATGGCGATGGCTTCGCTGCGGTCACTCTACGGGTGGGGTGCTGAGTCAAGGATCGCCAGGAAGTGGTATGAGGAGCACAAGGAGGAGCTTAGAGAGAGGATGCCAAAGGACACGGAAGGAGGTGACGGCGGCAAAGGCTGGACCTTTCTGTGAATCCAAAGAGGGGCCGAAAACTCGATTTTATTTCATTTCCAATCTTCCATAATATCAGTGTAAAAAATATTACAGCATTTTTCAAACAGGAGGAAAAGAAATGAAAGAAATGCACCCAGTAACTGTCAACGATTTTAAGGAAGCCGTCATGGATCTCGTAACCATCCTTGACCGGGAGTTCAGACCTTTGTCCGTCCGGATCACGCTGGCGGTCATAGGCGTGCTTGCTGCATGGCTCTTGTGCTCGTCGCAGCCGGTTTACGCAATGGAGAACACGGCACCGACCACGATCGACGGCGAAGTGCTCTGTGTCTTGCCCGACAGCGCCATCACGGACCAGGTCACGGATCAGGACGCGATGCACTACGGGCCGGCTTATAGATGGGCATCATCAGCATGTCTGCAGCCTGTCAAAGGCCCCGGGATCGATCCGCAGAACCCTATCTACAAGGAGATCTGGGACGGCCACTTCAAACGTTACTTGACCTACGCAGAAATCCACGGCCACTTCAAGGAGGACTAAAGGAAAAGAGATCAGAAAAAAGGAAGAGGTTCGGCTACGGCCGGCCTTTTCTTTTTGCCGGAAATCAGGGGAACGGCGAACTTTTCTCCTTTCGAAATGTCACGGTATTATGTTACAATTATGTTAAATCTTTTTATTTTTGACTGTGTGAATATCATGGTGAATATCATGGAAAACCGGGGCTCAAAAAACCGCGTGGTTAAGCCATTTTTTAATGTGGCAGATGGTTCAAGTCCCTGTACCCACCCTCTTTTTTGTATGCGAAAGGTCTTGTAGATAAGCCTGAAAATGGCGGATTTACAAGGCTTTTTCTTTTTGTCCTGATTCCGGAAGATCCGTTTTGTACATACCCTGGTGAATATCGGTGAATATCACTGCCGCGGGCTTTTTCTGATTCAGACCGGCAAGGGCGGATGCTGCCTGGGAGTACTCGCGCATCGTATCCAGTGTTTCAGTTGTGTAAATGTACCGCAGCGTAGTCGCAATGTCGGTGTGCCCCAACCATTGCCGCGCCGCCTCAAGCCCTAAGGCTTTCGCAATCCTGGTCCCGACCGTCCGGCGCTGACAGTGAATTCTTTTTACCCCGCAGCCGGCCGTGTCTCCGTTTTTTCCGACCTGTGCATATATCAGGCGTTTCTGGAGAGCAGACGCGGTCTTTCTTCTCCCGCGGTCATCAGTGAATATAAACCCGGAGAGACGCCCGCCCCGGATCCGGCGCAGCAGCGTCATTACATGATCATTCAGAGGCAGTTCACGGTAACCGGCTGCAGAGTCGCTCTTTACATACTCCTCCACTTTCCCTTCCGATTCCTGGCGACGGATACAGATGGTGCCGGCCTTCTGGTCCAGGTCTTCCCACTTCAAAGCCGCGAGCTCCCCGACGCGCAAGCCGAGATCGAAATTGATGATCACAGCAATATTCGCGCTGTTCCGGTTTGCTTCATAGTCTTCCAGGCACTTCTGAACAATTCTTTCTATTTCATCGTCATAAAAGATCTTTTCTTTTGACGGAGCCCGGCGTGGAGATTTGTACAGGCGCTTCAGGTCCATCAGCTCCGGTTTCCACGGATTTTCTTTTATGAGCCCCTCACGAAGAGCAAGCTCCAAAGGCCCGGTCACGCAGATTTTGTATGTGTTCCAGCGCTGAGACGATAACGGCTTTTCTATCAGAACCCCGCGGGCCCACTCGTCAAGATCCTCTGTCGTGATCTCATCAAGCGGCAGCCGAGAGAGCTTTGTACCGGATACCAGCCGCTGGAAGTCCACTTCGTTATGGTAAATGGTGCCGGATTTATTGCCGTTCCGTTTTCCCTTCCATTCCAGCCAGTGCGGAAAGTACGACTCCAGTGTGACCGGCCGCGGTTTCTTCTTCGGCTTTTCTTTAAGGCCATAGAAGCCCGCGAGAGCCTCCAGAAGCCCTTCCAGCGTCGCCGCCCGGATCAGTCGCCGGTCTTTCCTTCCGTGGCCTACATAGGTCTGCCAGGAGCCGGCATAACGCCCTGAACCGCCCACGCACGAAACCGCCGCAGCGTGGAACGTCCGTATATAGTCCAGAACCTCCTTTTCTTTCTTTTTCATAATCAGTAATGTCAGCTCGTCGTTCCCCGCTCCTATCTTATCATAGATCGCGAGCCCCGCAACGAATTCACGGTATGTCATAGCCATTCCTCCCCGGTGTTTTATCCTGGAAGGGTTATGGCGGAAATCTGGCCGACTTACCCGAAAAGCACAGCAAAAACGCAAATCTGCAAAAATAGCCGAAAATGGCCTGAAAAACCCGAAAAACCCCCGATTTTTGAAAACCCAATCTTCCATAATATAAGTAGAAAAAGTGACAGAAACGACGCTGAAGGCGGAAAACTCGATTTTATTTGTTTTCCAATCTGTCATATTACTACTGAAAATGGACAGAAAAGAACGCGGAAGCGTAAAAACTCGATTTTATCTGAAAGCCAATCTGTCATATTACTATCAGAAAAAACAAAAGGAGGTAACCCATTATGAAGAGCATGAAAGACGAAATCATCATCAATGAAGAGCAGCAGACACAGGCGAAAAGAGAGATGCAGGCGGAGCTGATCCGGGAGGGCCTGGGACTGGAGGACCTCGCAGAAGCACTTGGAATGTCAATGCGGACGCTGAGACGGCGCTTCACGGACGGATCCTGGGAAGTCAAAGAGATGCTTATAGCGGAAAAGCTGCTGCCGCGAGTCACTGAGCACGAGATGCTGATGATCATGGCACCATGGCACAACCCTTTCACGCCGGAAATCGATGAAGGCTACGAGAGAGCAAAGGCCGAGGCGTTATCGGAGCAGGTCATCGACTACTGGATACCGGACGAGGACGAGGAACCGGATCCGCCTTACGACTACAGCGGAGAAATCACTCCTTTCGATTCGGAAGCCTGGGAACGGGAGAATTTGAAAACGACAGCACTGTAAAAATTTTGTGCTCATCGAAAAAATGCGTTTCATTTCAGACATATAGGCGACAGAGGGGCGCGGAGGATCCGAGAGCCTTCCGGAGTATACCCGGGGCGCCCACTCCCTACGGGGAACAAAACCAAAATATCACACACAGGAGGCAAAAATCATGAAGAACACAAAAAAAACATTCGAGATCGAGTACAAAGAGTCACGTCGTCACCGCAAAATGAAGACCGCCGAAATACTGGCGAAGAACGAAGCCAAAGCCGAAGAAATCTTTCTGAAGGACTACTCGGAAGCCGTTCCCGTGGCAATCATCCCGAAGGAGACATGGAACGAAGCCACGATCAGACACATCAAGGCTATCGAGTACGAAGCCGAGCGGATGAAGCACTGCTATTTCTGGGGCGGAGAAGGAAACCGGCAGCACCGTGACTGGTATGAGAAAAAGCACAGCGTGGCGGAGGTCGAGTGGTGGGAAGATGGTCATCACTACAGCGCATCTTTTGATGTCGAGTGCCACTGCTCCTACACAAAGGCCACTGGCTACTACATGAAGGACGGCGAGTGGACAACGCTTACAGCAATCAGGAACAGCAGAAAGCGGATGGAAGCAGCTGTAGAAGCCGCGAAGGCGGAGCTCCTGGAAGCCGCCGGGAAGTAAACAGAAAAGCGCTGCCGGAAAAGCCGGGCGGACCGGGTGCAAGCCCCACGAGCGCTCCTCTCCCTTCACGGGGAACAAACCAGAAAAAAATCACACACACAAAAAAAAGGAGGTTCACCATGAACGAGATCATGAACAACACCATCAACCAGCAGACGGCACCAGCAAAGCGGCCAACTTACAGCCTTTATGCCATCGACATCACTCCCTGGGTGGAGCAGAAGCCCGCGGGCGGCGGAAAGAGCCTCTCTTACTTATCATGGGCTGCGGCCTGGCACATAGTCCGGAGGTTCTTCCCTGATGCTGTATACGAAGTCATCAAGGCCCCGGACGGCAGACTTTTCTGGGCGGATCCTACCGGCTATGTAGTCGGAGTCAGGCTCACTCTCAACGGCGGCGAGACCTACGAGACCTGGCTGCCGGTCATGGACTCAAACAACAACTCAATGCGGGGCGAGGGCTACTCCTACACGACAAAGTTCGGCGAAAAGCAGGTTCCAGCGGCCGACATGAGAGATATCACTGACGCGATCCGCAGGTGCCTCGTGAAAGTAATCGCGGAATCTACGGGTCTTGGCCTTTGCTTATGGGTGCCACAGGGCCTGCCGCAGGTCTAAAAAGAACAGCGCTCCGGAGAGAACCAACGCCGGCGGATGGGTGCAAGGCCCACAGGCGCACTTCCCACAAGGGAACAAAAACACACACAAGGAGGACACACAAAATGAGAAAAAAGCTTACATGGGGCGTGCTGGTCAGAAGAGCATGCGGCACTGAAGAAGTTATGGTTTCCGGCGTACCGACACGGGAGCTGCTTGATCAGCAACTTCGGAGGAGCTGCCCGGGGGACGATATCCTGCTGGTCGGTCACTACGACGGAGTCAGCGCGGGGGCAATCATGGAAGACATGAGAGCACGGCGGGCAGCAATGGCAGTATGAAAAACAGCGCCGGCACGGTGCAGGGAGCTGCGGCTCCTGGGGCGGTCCGACTCCGCTGCGGCGCAATTCCCCCATAATCCATGGGCGTCACATAACAGGAAAGGGGGGAGGCAGAAATGGAAAAGTCATTCAGTCATAATAAAGCATGGAGAATCACGATAGAAGGAGACCCGAGAACAAAAAAGAACAGCCAGAGGATTATCAGAGCGGGCGGCAGATATATCCCAATCCCTTCAAAGCAATATAAAGAATATGAGGAGGCGGCGGGAAAGTATCTGGAGCCATGGAAGGAATTAAAAATCGCGGAGCCGGTGAATATTCAGGCTCACTACTACATGAGAACGCGGCGGCGCGTGGATCTTACGAATCTGCACGAGGCGCTGCACGACATACTCGTGAAATACGGAGTTTTGGAGGACGACAATGCAAGCATCATCACATCAACGGACGGCAGCAGGGTATTTTATGATAAGGAAGCACCGAGAACCGAGATCGTGATTACTCCGGCAAAAACAAGCTAAGGAGGTCACACATGAGAGCTTTAGAAGAGCTGCGGAAGGATTTCGCCGGGACGGGAACCCCGGAAGAGATCCTCGACCGCTACATCATCGGCGAGTATGAAAAAGCCGAGGACGGCACACACTACACGTACATAGGCAGCCACTTCTTGATGGATCTGGAGCTTCTTCACAACGGGAAGATCAGAATCGGCGCCGAGTACAAAATCACAGACGCCTGGGGCGTAATTGCCTACGTAAACCACAAGGGAAGCGACAGTCAGATGGCGGAGTGGTGGAACAAGGAAATGGACCGGCGAGAGGGCAAGGAAGAAAAAGCACCGGAGCCGGAAGTAAAGACGCCGGAGACCGAGTACCTGACAGACAGCAAGGGGAATCTAAAGAGCTGCGTCACGAACTTCGCACTTTTTATGAAGGATCACGGGGTCGGACAGGCAATCGCATTCAACAACCTCACAGGCCAGATTGACATTCTGGATGATCTGCCATGGAGAAAAAACGCGGCCGGCACCGGATGGACAGACGGCGACTTGGCGAACCTCAGAATATGGCTCGAGGCCGAGTTTGGGAGGGCGCCGAAAGCCGACGCGGTCGACGCGGTCACGAGCGTGGCACAGGCGAATGCGTATCATCCAATCCGCCGGATGCTTGAAAGCCTGCCCGCCTGGGACGGAACAGAACGCCTGGACAGCCTTCTTATAAGATACCTCGGGGCTGCTGACACGGAGTACACCAGGACCGTCACAAGGATCGCCTTCACGGCGGCAGTGGCGCGGATCATGAACCCGGGCGTGAAGTTTGATTGCATGCTAATCACTTACGGCGCGCAAGGTATCGGAAAATCTTCCCTCTTCTCAATCATGGGCGGCGAATGGTTTTGCGACTCTATGACATCCTTTGGAGACAAGTCCGCTATGGAGCAGCTGGCGACGGCCTGGCTGATCGAAATTCCGGAGCTGGCGGCACTGAGCAAGAGAGACGCGAACGACGTCAAGGCCTTTCTGTCGAAGACCAGCGACTCCTACCGGGCGGCTTATGGACGCTACGTAGAGGTGCATCCGCGGCAGTGTGTCTTCTTCGGATCTACGAACGACCGCGTCTGCTTGAAGGACTTCACAGGAAACCGCCGGTTTTTGATGGTGGACTGCGACGCAAAAAGGCAGCTTCAGAAGCCTAACGAAGACCTGGCGGCAGAGCGCGACCAGCTCTGGGCGGAGGCCATAGTTAGATATAAGGAAGGTACGAAGCTCTATCTGGAAGGCGAAATGCTGGCCGAGGCGGAAAAGATCCAGGAAGACCACCGCGACGAGCACCCATACGAGAGCGCTATCCGGAACTACTTAGAAAAGTTCTTCCCGGATTCTTATGCATCATGGACAACGGAAGAGCGGCACGGCTGGCTTTGTGGAGCCCCGGCGAAAACGCTCCCGCTGTATAGGCAAGTCGAAAAGAGACAAAGGATCTGCGCCCGCGAGATATGGTGCGATGCACTCGGGTTGGAGTGGTCAGCAGCAAAGCAGTCAGAAACCAGGATCATTAACCAGCTGCTCGACAGATTGCCGGAGTATCGCTACGTAGGACCGCAGCGCTGCGGAGTCTACGGCGTACAACGGGCATATGAACGAATTGCACAGCAAGACTACCAGAGACGCTCCAACATCGGCGACCAGGCCTGTCAAACGGAGGATCTTTACCGGAAAGCCGAGGGAACGCATTACTTCGGGGAATCACCGCTCATGAAGGACGGAAAGCCTGAAGGTCTTGAAGAAGAAGAGCACGCGGAAATGATCAACAACTAAATAAAAAGAAGCTTCCCCTCTTCCGCTATAGGCGGCGCGGTTCATGACCGGAGAGGGGACTATGGAGGGGGGACCTTGTACTCCAGAAAAAAAAACAAAAGGAGGTCCCTCACTCATGACCACTAAAATCACACGCAAAACATATCCACGTGAAAAGACAGAAAAGAAGATCAGGTTGCAGCTTAGGAGAGAGCCATACAGCAGCGCGCGGTGTTATACATGCGGCGCCCCGGCACTGTGGACCTTTGCGACAGATGACATGGAAGGAGACAACAGAGGCTTTCTCCCGACACACAGATCCTACTGCACCGCTTGCGCCGAAAGCGAGATATCAAGGAGAATAGCGGCGGATCTTGACTACCACAGGATGACAGCGACCAGAGCCGTAGAAAATGGAATCACTCTGCTTGAAAAACAAGGAATCGACGTCATAAGCCCGTGGGCCCGGAGTATTACCGAGTATATGCGAGCAAAAGCCTACTCCGGAGAGCTGTCCTTCGGATCAAAGTATGAAGCGGCGGCCGGTTTCATCTTCGCACTTGCCGGTTTAAAACCTCAAATGGAGATCATGATCGCAACACCAATGGAAGGAGCCCCGGAGCACTTCAACGAGATCGACATCCTTATAAAGATAGAAGGCCGCTGGATAGCCGTGGAGATAGACGGAGATCTGCACAACGGGGACGGGGAAAAGACCGTAGCGCGTGACCGCCTTGTGACCTGGCACTACCCCGACATCAACATCGTCCACATAGATACTGACTACCTTGACACGAGGGCCCGGGATCTGCTGCACGACGTCACAGTGATCAACAGGATCATCGAAGGATACCGGAGACAAAACGGCGGCACAGTTCCGGAAAATATCCAACACCTCGTCGCTGATTATCTCATCAGAATGGGGCACCCGAACGCCGACAGACTCGTAAATCACAGCGCCTTATACCTGGCCGGTGATCCATACGAGAGGAAGGTCAGGACGCCGTCATATAATGCCCGCCGGAGAGAATACATCGATAACTTTTGCCCCGTTTTCCCGTTTTGCTCAAATCCGTCATAACCAAGGTGTGTGATAAGAAAACCTCCTGATTTTTTCTAAAGTTTTGTTCCCAGAAGAACCTCATTGCTGAGCCTCGCGCCGGTGATGGGGTTTTTCAGTTTTCCGGGGCTTTTCTTTTGTCCATTTCACCCATATTTATGAAGAAAATGAACAAGGAAGGAGGGACGAGAATGGCGAAAAATCCTTTGGGCGCTACAATCGGACGGCCGCGAAAATGGAAAACTCCGGACGAGATGCTGGCTGATTGGGAGAAATACAAGAAATGGGCGGACTCCCAAACTACAACGATCAAGAAGACCGTCACAGTTAGAAGGAACGGACAATCAGAGACGGAGACGGTCACAGAAAAGAAGAGCACTCCGGTTACCTATACGCTGACACGGTTCTGTGTTTTTGCCGGGATTGGAAGAGAAGCTTTTACGAAGACTTACAAGGCAGACCCTCGCTTTTGCCACGTTGTGGACACCATTGACAAGGAGATCGAAGCCGACGCCAGAGAAAAGTTTGAGCGCGGTCTTATAAACAGTAGACTTGCCCCGTTATGGATGAGTAAACACGGCTACAGCACAGCGGCAAAGACGGCGTCTGATCATACTATTATCAACAACCTGGGCGAACTGCTCCGGTCTGCTGCCGGTACGATCACTCCTGTTGATGACGACGAGGAGGACGAAGAGCCATGATATACGCGCCTCTCTCAAATCGACAAAAAATCGCCATGCTATGGTGGGACTCCCCGGCATACAGGGACAGAGAGGCGATAATATGTGATGGCTCAATAAGATCCGGGAAAACCGTTGCCATGACCGTTGGCTTCGTGATGTGGTCAATGGAGACTTTCAAAGATCAATCTTTCGCGATGTGCGGGAAGACGGTCGAGAGTTTCCGGCGAAATGTCGTTATTCATCTTCGCGATTGGCTCCCGGCGGATTACGACATCACCGAAAAGCGGGCGGAAAACCTGGTCATCATTGAGCACATGGGAAAGAAGAATTCTTTTTACATTTTCGGCGGTCGTGATGAGAGCAGCTATACACTGGTTCAAGGTATGACACTCGCCGGCTGTCTCCTGGATGAAGTCGCCTTGATGCCGCAAAGTTTTGTTGAACAGGTGCTGGCAAGATGTAGTGTTCCGGGCTCTCGGTTCTGGTTTAACTGTAACCCCGGCTCTCCCGCACACTGGTTCTATAAAGAGTGGATCAGGAAGGCAAAGAAGAAGAAAGCTCTGCGCGTCCACTTCACAATGACGGACAACAACGGGCTGGCGCCGGCTATCAGGGAAAGATATGAACGGCTGTACAGCGGAGTTTTTTACAATCGTTACATTTTGGGGCTCTGGTGCCTCGCTGATGGTCTTGTCTACTCTTTCTTTGATAAGAAAAAACACGTTATAAAGATGATAGATGAGAAGGACGCGGCTGAGTGGTATATCTCGGTAGACTATGGCACTTACAACGCAACAAGTATGGGCTTATGGATGATAGACGGAGAAGGGCGCGGCGTCCGGGTTGCTGAGTACTACCATTCAGGAAGAGAGACAAAAACCGAGATGACTTCTGAGGAATACTACGCGAAATTGGAGGCTTTAGCCGGAAACCGGAAGATTGAGGCGGTTATAGTGGACCCGGCAGCATCCGAGTTTATTGTGACTATCAGAAGGCATGGGCGGTTTTCTGTCCGGAAGGCTAAAAACGCTGTCATACCGGGAATTACTCTGACGGCCACGGCGCTGAAAGCCGGCTTCTTGCTTATCGGGAAGAATTGCCGAGACTGCATCCGGGAATTCGGTCTGTACAGCTGGGACGAGAAGAAAAACGAGGACGCCGTCATAAAGAAGGACGACCACTCAATGGACGAGACGCGGTATTTCGTCATGACGATCCTTCGGCGTAAATCGGCGGCTTTCCGGAAGTACCTCAAAGACAACGGCTACAAGGAGGACAAGGATGATGATTAAGGTTTTGAAACGAGTTTCTTCTTATTATAAAGAGAAAATCATAAAGTATCTTCCAGAAGCTTCACGGGACCTGATTTTATCGGAAAACCGGCGTCTGGAGAGACGAGCGGAGGCCCTGGAGGAAGAAAACCGGGAGCTGCGGGCTTATATCCGAGGAATGGAGACGGGGCTGCGGAGCCTGCGGAAAATTGTCATAAACAATGGAAACGGAAAGGGGGACAAAAGATGAATATCGAAAACACCACAACGCGGGCGCAGATCCTGGAGGCCTTCGGCGTTCCGGATATCACGAGCGTGGAAATGCGGGCGGCAATTCATGATTGGTACAACCTTTACTATGACGGCGAACGCCTTCCGGAAGAGGATCCGGCGCAGCGTCTGGGCTATACGATCGTGGCTAAACTGACCAGAACTGCCTTTTCAGAATACGGGGCGAGCACCACGAAAACCGGGGATCAGTTCTGCGCGGCGGTTCTTTCTGCACTGGATCGCGTGAAGAAGACAGCGCTGCAGCAGTCCCTGATTGGCGGCGAATCATGGCTCAAACCATACCCGACAAGGACAGGCTGGAAGATATCTGTTTTAAGAAGAGACCGGGTCTTTGTTTTCGGGCGTGACGGAGATGGTATTCCGGTTGACGTCGGGAGCATTGAGACGACAAGAAGCAGCACGCACTGGTATAACCTCCTGGAACGCCGTACTGTGGACGCTGCTGGTTTTCTCCGGATCCAGAATATGCTTTACATGAGCGACAACGCCGACATGCTGGGCGCGCGGGTTCCGCTTTCATCCCTTCCCCGGTATGCGGAGCTCCTTCCGGACTACATATTCCCTGTTCCGCTTTACGGTCTCGGTATGGCGTATATCAAGACCCCGTTGGAAAATACGGTGGACGGCAGCCCGGACGGCGTTTCCATATATGCCCCGGCGGCGGAGATGATCCACACGATTGATCATAACGAATGGCTTATGAGCCTTGAGTATGACAACGCCCGGAGCCGCGTCTTTGCTTCTGCTGATCTTGTCAAGAAAGACGAATTCGGGCGCAGATCTTTTTCCGGTTCTCTTTTCGTCGGTCTTGACGGCGACCCTGAGGACGTCGGAGTGACGACATACTCCCCGGCCATAAGGACCCAGAGCTTTGAAGAAAGGAAACAGAGCGCTCTCCGTTCTATTGAATCTATCATCGGCCTGAAGCGCGGACTTCTTTCTGAAGTGGAAGCCGTGGAAAGAACAGCGACCGAGATCACGAGCAGCGCCGGAGACTACAACCTTTCGATCATGGATATTCAGGACATGTGGACTAGAGCCGTTAAGGAAGTGGTGCGAATCTGCGGAATCCTTGGCGTTCTGTATCACGTACCGGGAGCACATGAGACAGACCCGGAAGAGGTGGTACTTGATTATGGCAATGGCGTGCTTTATGACGAAGAAAAGACATGGGCCGACTATCTTGATCTTGTGGCACGTGGCCTCTTAAAGCCGGAAATCGCATTAGGCTGGCGTTTTGGCATGCCGACAGAAACAGAATCAGACCTGCAGAAAGTCAGGGAAAAGTATATGCCGGCGTCACAGACCGAAGGCGGTGATGACTGATGCTGAAACCGGACCAGGTCGATAAAATCAAAGAAAGCTCTGCAAAAATAGGACAGACCCTGGATGACGCTATATTCGAGGAAGTTCTGAGGCGGTTACGGGAGATAGATCCGGCGGAGATCAGGACAAAAAGACAGCTGCAGCAGGTCGTCTCCCGGCTCCTGGCCGACGTCAAAGCAGGCAGAAAAGCGGCAGAAGTCACAGCGAAGAAGGAAACGAAAACACTGATCAGGAGCGTGGCAAAGGTCGCGATACAGCAGGACGGCGGCGGAGAATATGCGGCGGAGTGCGAAGAGATAATCAGTAAGGCGCTGGAAGAAGCAGTTTCTTCTATATCAGAGATCACAAAGGCGGCGGGCTATGAAGTGGACAAGCTCCCCTGGCAGATGGAAGAAGCTTTCACGCGGAGCGCTGAAAGGATGGTCAGGGAGGTATGGGAAGGGAAAAAGTATATCGACGCCTTCCATGCCGCGACAAAGGAACTGGCAGAGCGTGGGATTCTGTCTGTTGCCCATAAAGATGATATCAACGACGAAGCGGAGCCGGAGACATACCATAGTATAGAGAGCGTCATGAGAACCACGCTGCTTTCTACACTGGGAAAGATGCAGGACTCCATAGAACACCAAATGGCGGACCTCCTCGGAACCGACGGATGGGAGATCACGGCACACGCCTGTTCCGCACCTGATCATGAACCGATACAGGGCAGGCAGTACAGCAACGAGGAATATGAAGCCTTGAACAGCAGCCTGGTTCGGAAAATTGGAACATTGAATTGTGCGCACGCGGCTTTTCCGATAATGCTGGGACAGGAGCCGCAATACAGCGAGGAGGAGCTGAACAAATTGCGCGAGGACAACGAGCGAGGCGTGACGATCAACGGCAAGCACTATACCGGCTACGAGGCGACGCAGCAGCAGCGCGAATATGAAAGGAAGATACGACAGCAGAAGAGACGGCTCCGGGCGGCGGATGCTTCCGGGGACGCGGGACGGGTCAAGGCAGCAGAAACAAAACTCAGGATGCTACAGAATGAATACCGGCAGTTTTCGTATAATGCCGGGCTGAGGCTGCAGAAAGAAAGATTGTGGATACCAGAGCAAGAGGAGCTTCCGGAATAGACCGGGGCTCTTCTTTTTTGTTCAAAGTTCGCGAACATCCGATACACCCCATAAACAGAAAATCGCGAAAAACCCCGCATTTCAGCCGTTCTACGAGTTGTTGTTACAGTTGTCTCTTAAAGTACAAAAACTTTTAAAGTTTAAGGATAGATACAGTAGGGGGATAGTATAAGTTTCAATACTTTAAAGACAAAACAGCAAACTGTAACAACACGAACAACAACGGCGGAATTGCGCGGTTTTTTGAGTTTCAGTGTCAAAAAAAAGTAACAGATTGCCTGTTTTGTAACGGAATGTGGAAACCTCCTGAACTCCTGCCTTTTCCTGGTTCTTTGATTTTCCCCTCGTAAAACTAATGGGAGGGCGCAGCCCGACCCCGGTTTTCCGGTTTTGTCCAAATATTCCATATTTCCGGCAGATACTAAACCGCCGGCGGGCGTAAAACGCAGACCACAAGGGAAGCGACCCCGTAAAAAAGCGTAGTGGATGGAGGACCCCATGAAGAGAGAGTTTTTACAGAATCTGAAAATTGGAGAGACTGCCCTGACCAAAGAGATCATTGACGCGATCATGGCGGAAAACGGCAGAGACATCCAGGCAGCAAAGGACGCTTTCAAGGACTATGACGCAATCAAGGACCAGCTGGAGACGGCGAAGACATCACTCGCGGCCTTTGAAGGTAAGGACTTCGACGGTCTGAACGCGGAAATCGCGAAGCTTCGCGGAGATCTGAAACGGAAGGACAGCGAATGGCAGGCAAAGCTGGACGGCGTAAACTTTGACAATTCGATCAAGGACGCAATCCAGAAAGCCGGAGGACGTAACGCAAAAGCCATCTCGGCGCTTCTCGACATGGATGCCCTCAAAGCATCAAAGAACCAGGCTTCAGACATCGAAAAAGCCATCGCGGGACTCAAGGAGTCTGATGCGTATCTTTTCGGAGTCGACAAGCCGACAACCCCGCCTCCTTTTTCTGCAGGCTCCGGCACAGGCGCCGGCGGATCCGGAGGCACAAATGACGACCTGTCCCGCTTCTACCGGGCGGCAGGCGTTGAGCCACCGAAAAACTAAAAATCAGAAAGGAAGGAAAAAACTATGGCTTACAATAACAGCATCGAACTCGCAAAAGCGTATGTTCCTGTACTTGACGCCGTATACAAAGCAGCATCTCTGACCGCAAAGCTGGACGGAAACCCGGATCTGGTGAGGGCCGGCGCAAACGCGAACGAACTCTGCATCCCCATGATCGACATGGACGGCCTCGCTGACTACTCCCGCAACGGCGGATATGTGGACGGCGCTGTGTCCCTCGTTTATCAGACCAAGGCCTGCAACTTCGACCGCGGCAGACTGTTCCAGACCGACGTCATGGACAACCTGGAAACCGCAGGTGTGGCTTTCGGACAGCTGGCCGGCGAATTTATTAGAACGAAGGTCGTTCCGGAAGAGGACGCTTTCCGCTTCGCTTCTTATGCGGGCTTCTCTTACACCCCGGCTGGCGGCAGCGCACAGACCCCGACCACAGTTGCAGCAAACCTGAGCACCGGCCCTGCAGTGATCGCGGCTCTTTCTACGGCAGTTGACGCAATGACTGACGCGGAGGTTCCGGAAGAGGACAGACACCTTTTCATCACTCCGGCGCTTTACGGTCTGATCCGTGATATGGACACCACCAAGAGCCGCGAAGTCCTGGCTTCTTTCGCGAGCATCACGAAGGTCCCGCAGGGCCGTTTCTACACCGCTATTGAGCAGCTGGACGGCACCAGCTCCGGCGAGACCGCTGGCGGTTACAAGAAAGCAACCGGCGCAAAGGATATCAACTTCATGATCATCCACAAGCCCGCTGTTGTGCAGTTCCCGAAGCACGTTGCCCCGAAGGTCATCTCTCCGGAAGTGAACCAGAAGGCTGATGCTTATGCTTTCGGCTACCGCAAGGTCGGCATTGCTTCCGTCTACGCGAACAAGATCGCGGGTATCTACGTCCACACCAAGGCGTGATGATCATGAGCAAGATCATAGGGCGGGTTTTCAAAATCGTGACAGCTTCAAAGTCTGACCCGGCAGAGAAGCCCGCCACAGACAAAAAGAAGCCGACACGCAAAGCGGTAAAAGACTAAGAAGGGAGGAGCTATCATGGTGAACTTTCAGTTTTACAGGGGGACCTATGGCGGCTCCTCCATTTCACAGGAATCCTGGACGTACTACGCACAGAAAGCGCTGACCAAACTGAAGCAGTACACGCGGGATTATGTTGTAACGGTTCCGGAAGACAGCCCGGACGCTGACAAAATGGCAGTCTGTGCAATGGCGGACATCTATGCCACATATGACGCGATCGGAAGCGGCAGCGCGGGCCCGGTATCATCGCTTAAAACCGGAGAGATCTCTGTATCTTATGCAGTCAATGTCTCCGCGATTGACCTTTCCGAAAAGGGACAGGCGCGGGCACTGTATGAGGCGGCGCGGCAGTATCTCGACATATACCGGGGGGTGGACTGACATGTTTATCATCAGGAACGGGCAGCCGGTCTTCCCCGGGGCTTATGCCTTATGTACTCAGACCGTGACTGTCTACCACCGCGACAAAGAAAGCGGAGTGATTAAAAGACAGGAAATTTCCGGCGTTTACTATGGAAGGAAAAAGACACAGGACAGCGGACAGCGCGGCGACACGGAGAAGAATACTCATCTCTTAATTATCCCGGGGGCGGATACAGAGATTTTCCCCGGCGACAAAGTTCTGGAGGGGAGCGGGCCGCGTATCGCTACGGCTGAAGAATGGGCGCGGTTCCTGCCTTCAAATACGGCGGGGCTTTGTGTTATCCGCTCTGTCCATCCGGTACACTTCCAGGGCAGGATCGTCCATATAGAAGCGGAGGGCTAAAAATGAGAATCTCGGTAAAAGTCAACCCGCTTACGGATGCAGTAAAGGAATTAGGACTTAATGTAACCGGGAAAACACAGCTTTATGCGACTCATGAAATACGCCGGAGAATGACAAGATACATGCCTTACCGGACCGGCACCTTGGCGACAAAACTCACTGCGGTCACTTCCAGCACAACCATCACGGTCAATGCGATTTATGCGGAATGGCTGTACAACGGAATTTCAAGCGGCGGGCCGATTAAATACACAAGGACCCACAACCCGCTCGCGGGACCGCGCTGGGATGAAACCATGATGCGACATGAAAAAGAAGCACTGGCGGCGGCAATCAAAAACTATGCGGAAAGGAGCGGGAAGAAATGACAAAACTGGAAAAAATGAAAGATTTCATTTCAAAGTATGAACATTTCGACATTCTGGATCATTTCTGCATCGACTACACAGACCAACTTCCGGCCAACGCTGGCTTGTTTCCGGCGGGGCTTGTGGAGCTTGAGAGGCGGGCCGACATCCTCGGAAATGTCGAGGTCCAGAATCAGCTGAACTTTGCCCTTTATGTGATCCTGAATAAAGCGGCCGGGGACGACACATTAGCAACGATCAATGCAGACTGGTTGATCGACTTCGCGGAATATATCCAGGAAGAGAATATCAAACACAATCACCTACCCTTCGGTGACTATCCGGAATCAGAGATCATCATGGCTTCTGATGGAAGGCTTTACGACAGCACCGATGAAGGGCTCGGCATTTACGCCATAGAAATATCAGTACGGTATACAAAGAAAATCAGAAAGGAGAGCTAAACAATGGCAGACCTTACTTTTAACACTCCGAGCGGTCAGACTATTGCCCGTGAGAGCATGATCCTGTATCTGAACACCGGCAGCGTAGCTACCCCGGAATGGCACGCGATCGGAAAGAGAACCGACGACTCCAGCATGGAAATGGACTGGAGCGAAGAGAACGCGCAGGACATCCTCGGCAACACCTTTGTCACAATGAAAAAACCGATCATCACTCAGAGTTTCGATCCGTGGCCGCTTGACGGGGCTGACGAGGCAGCGCTGAAGATCTGGAACCTCGCGGTGAAGGATCAGAACGCGCAGGCCCTCACAGCTCAGGATCTTCTGCTTGTCCACTTCTATGCGGGCACTTCCGGAACCCCGTTTGCAGAGCGCTATCCGGAGTCCATGGTCAAACCGACCGGCCTGGGCGGAGAAGGCGGCGGCAATCTCGGCATGCCTATCGACGTTACTTTTGGCGGTACAAGACAGACCGGCACAGCGGCAAAGGACGGCACCACCGGCGCGATCACTTTCACCCCGGTCCCCTGATCATAAAAACTACAACAGCAGAACTAATTCGACAGCCTCGGGGCCTCATCATCCCTGGGGCTTTTTCTTTTGTCCATTTCGACCATAATTTCAGCAAATATGAACAGGAGGAAAAGACAATGGCAAACACCATCAAGCTGAGCACGGGACTCCAGGAAGTGGAGATAAACGGGAAAAGAACCATCATGATCAATCCCACAGATGAGGGCTTTCTTTCTGATCTTTACAGCCTTCTGGAACGCCTTGAAGAGATACACAAAAGCCACATCACTGATGAAACGGCCGACATAAAGACACGCTTTGAAGCCTCAAAAGCCAGGGAGAAGGAACAGCGGGAAGCCGTGGACGCCTTACTCGGGGAAGGTTTCTGCAGCGACGTCTTCGGATCCGCGAGACTTTACTCACTGTCCGGCGGTCTCACTCTGATTGAGCTTCTGCTTTACGGGATCCTTGACTTTATGGACGAAGATCTGAAGAAGCAGCAGGCGGCACGAAGTGAAAAGATCGCTTTCTATACGAATAAATACAACAAGAAGAGGGCGAGGGCGAAAAAATGACTTTCGGTTTGCCACAAAAGGCGGAGATCAACGGGCGGGAATACGAGATCAGAAGCGACTTCCGGGAAGTTCTGGACATCCTCATGATGATGAGTGACCCGGAGATGCCGGACAGTGACAAGGCCGTGGCTGCTATGATGATGTTTTACCCGGACTATGACGAAATCCCCCCGGAAGACTACGAAGCGGCCGTGAAGTGGTGTTATCAGTTTATCGACGGCGGGGAAGAGATAAAGACCAAAAAGAGCCCGCGGCTTATGGACTGGGAGCAGGACTACCCTTTAATCATTGCCCCTGTCAACAGGATCCTGGGATATGAAGCCCGCGGGAAGGATCATCTGCACTGGTGGACGTTTCTGGCGGCATACAGGGAGATCGGGGATTGTACTTTTGCGCGAATAGTCGGGATCAGGGACAAAAGGAGACGCGGCAAGAAGCTGGATAAAATGGATCAGGAGTTTTACCGGGAAAACAGGGAAATGGTGGAGCTGAAACAAAAAACCACGAAGGCTGAAGAAGAGCTATTCAATAATTGGTACGTTTAAAATCCGAGAAAGGAGGGGGAGAGATGGCAGAAAAAGGCAGTATCACTTTTTCCACGGCCCTGGATAATTCGCAGTTAGAAAAGGACTATCAGCAGGCTGTAAAGCAAGTGGAGAAGCTTGAGAAAGATCTGGAGAAGAGCAAGGATACGAGAACCGGACTGGAAGACGCGCTCGACAAAGCAGCAGAAGCGGCAGACCGGGCACGGCAGAAGCTGAAGGAGCTGGAGGCAGAGCAGCAGCGTCTTCAGGAGATCGCGAGCGGCAGTGTCAGAGTTGGCGAGACGCCGGAAGAACAGCTCACAAACGCGGTAGCCGCGAAGGGACGCCTTGCGGAAATCACGGAGGAAATGAAAGAGCAAAGCAAGGAGATGGAGCGGCAGGCGAATGCGGCAGATAAACTCCTTCCGAAGATCGAAGCACAGGAGCAGAAGGAGAAGGAGCTCACGGAGGCTCTGGAGACACAGCGCGGGGCGGCGGTACAGATCGAGAGCGAAATGGCGAAAATGGCAGAAGCAGCGAATGTCCCCGGGATCAAGCAAAAGTTCGCGACGCTCTTTTCCGGAATCGCGAAAACTGCCGGAAAGTTTGCAAAGCGGATCCAGACAATGTTCATGAAGGTCTTCCTTTTCTCGGTGATCTTAAAAGGATTACGAGAACTGAAGGAGCTTATCGGGAGCGCGGTCGAAAACAATGATGAAGCGTCAGCGGCATTGGCCCGGCTGAAAGGCGCGTTCCTGACCATGATCCAGCCGATCATCGACGCGGTAGTGCCGGCGCTTACATGGCTGATGAACGTATTAACAAAGGTCATGGTAGTGCTCGGACGGTTCACATCTTTTCTGTTCGGACAGTCTTATGAGCAGAGCAAGAAAAACGCAAAAGCCCTGCACGGCGAGGCGGACGGGATCGAGGACGTCGGGAAGGCAGCGAAGAATGCGAATGGTTATTTGGCCGGCTTTGACGAGCTGAACACCATGAGCGACACGAGCAGCGAAGGAACCGCACCGGCCTGGGACTTTGACGACAGCCTGAAAGATTTCGGAGCTTATGAGGAAGGTGTGGCAGAAGTCGCGGACGGCGTGGAGACGATATTCGACGGCATGGGTAAGGTCGTTGACGGCGTCTTAAATGGCGACATAGATACGGCTTTTGAAGGCCTTCATGAAGTCGTGGACGGAGTCGGGGGAACGCTTCACGGACTCGCTGACATGATCGTTGCTTTCTTTGATCAGATCACGGGCGGGCAGTTCTCCGAGTATTTCGGGAAGTTCAGGGAGCACCTTCATGGATGGATAGATGGTCTTGTGGAATTCGGACACGGCGTCCTGGACGTGATCAAGGGCATTTTGACCGGAGATATAGACCTTATCCTTTCCGGTATCAGCGGTATTTTTTCAGGCCTGGCACATATGTTCGAAGCAAAATGGCACCTTATCCTGGACATCGCGCAGGGCGTGATTTTTGCTTTCCTGGATTGGATAGATGAAGTCACGGGCGGGGCTGTGCATGACATTATCGCCGGGGTCAAAATGTTCCTGACTGACTTTTTCCGGATCGCTCATGAGGTACTGCACGAGGTGGTAGAAGACGTTATCAAGATGTTCAACGGGATTATCGAGTTTCTGGCCGGCGTCTTTACAGGAGACTGGGACAGGGCATGGAAGGGACTCAGCGAAGCGGGCAAGGCTTTTCTTAATGGAATGATCACGATTTTTGAAGGCTTCCTGAACCTGATTGTTTCCGGAATCAATACCATTGGGACAATGCTCGGAGAGATCAAAGTCGACATCCCGGAGTGGGTGCCAAAGCTTGGCGGGCAGACCTGGACGCTCGGGATTCCCAAGATCTCGGAGGTGAAATTGCCGCGGCTGGCGTCTGGTGCCGTGATCCCTCCGAACAACGAGTTCGCCGCGGTTCTTGGTGATCAGAACAGAGGCTATAACATTGAGGCTCCTGAAGATCTTATACGTCAGATCGTCCGGGAAGAAAGCGGAAATGATGAAATCATTGGCCTCCTTGGGTCTATTCTTCAGGCGGTTCAGGATGGTCATAACATTTACGTTGATAAGAGGATCCTGGGCAAAGTTGCATCACAGCAAATCGGAAATATGACGAGGATGGGAGGCGCTACGGTATGACAGCAATATTCAAAATTGACAATATAGACTTTACGTCGTACCTCTCTGCCGGCGGGATAAAGTGGACGCGAAACGACATCGACGCGAGCAAGAGCGGCCGCGACAAAACCGGAACCATGAGGCGAAAAAGGATCACAACAAAAAGAAAGCTGTCCTTTACATGTCGGACACTTACACACGCAGAGATTAAGGCACTGAATACGGCCCTGGACAAGGAGACGGTAAGTATCACATATCTTGATCCTATTCTTGACACGGTCACAAAGACCTTTTACGGATCCAGCGTAGAGACGGCAGTCATGATTTCACAGGACGGTGAAACATTATGGGCAGGCGCAACTTTCAACCTTATTGAGGTGTAAAGGAGGCAGAAGCGATGATAAACGCACCTTCACACTGGAATGATCTGGAAAGTGCCGTCGACTCTAAAATGGAGATCAAGATTCAGGTCGGCGGCTCTTCCGGACAGACATACTATAACGAGGATTTAGCGGCAGGGGACACGAAGATCACACACAGCCTGTATGACAGCTTCGGAATCGGGAACGCGGCGAGCGCGGAGTTCACGACAACGATATTGGACCTGCCCGCAATAGGTGACGGGATCCTGTCTGTTGTTCCTTCAGTCAGATGGGTAAGTGCAGACGGGCAGACGGCGACAGACTGGGTTCCACAGGGGCAGTTCTGGCTGGACAGCGTCAAGATCAATCAGGACCATTCAGCCGCTATTACTGCTTATGACTCCTTGATGCTGGCGGAGCAGCTTTACTTCCCGAGCGGCGAGGATGATCCGTCATTATGGCCGCAGGCAGCTTCGTCTGTTGTCTCATATATCTGTAACGCCTTATGGACAACGCTGGACAGCCGGAGCTCTATTCCTTCTGTACAGATCGCGTATCCGGGCGGGAAGACAATGCGTGACGTTCTCCGGGAGATCGCGACGGCGGCACATGGGAACTGGAGCATGACGAAAGAAGGGAAGCTCCGTCTTGTCCCTGTACACGGGAACAGCAGCTCAAGCCTTCAGAGCATCACGGTCACAGACATTGAAAGCCTTTGCAGCGAGGCATATGTAACACAGGTCATTCTGAAGGACGGAAGCACGAGCTTTTCCTCCGGATCCGCGACCGGGCACACGCTGGAGGGATCTTTTACCGGGGCAGATCAGAACATGGCGGATGATCTTCTGCAAGCCTGTTCCAGCGTTTCATATCAGGGCTTCAGTATCAGCGGCGGGCTCTTTTCTGCATTGCTGGAGCTGGGTGATCCGGTAAGCACGACAATCGGAGAGGATACATACTATTACACTTTTGACTCTTATTCGGCGCTTTTCGAGCAAGGATGCTGGGGAGACATCGAAAGCCCGGTAAGCACAGAAGTCAATCACCGGATCCGTTTCACTTCCGGGCAAGGATCACAGAGCGCGGCAGAAAAGGCGGCAGAACAGTACAGCCTGAAAGTCGTATCTGTGGCGGTTCTTCCGGCAGTTCAGGAGCCGAACACGATATATCTGGTTCAGGGCAGCGCGGGGTGATGATATGAGAAGACAAAGCAGCAAAATTTTCTACAGAGGCGTCCAACACAACGAGATCTTTTTTGCCGGCCACTATCATGACGAAATGTGGAAAGACGGGGTCTGCATATGGAAGAAGCTCTCCGGCGGCTTTCCTTCCGCGGCTGGCATGGTTGCAGGCTATGGACTTATGGGATTGATCGGCACACAGGCTTATACCGTTTCCGGCAGCGTCTCGGGAGGAATGGCGACCGTAAAAGTGACACCATGGACCGCGGGACAGCCGGGACAAACACGGACAGAGCAGCGCTCCTATACCGGCAGCAGTCGCGGCTATTACGGCGCCGGGCACATGATCGGGGCACTCCTTGCCGCCAATGACCGCCATTATACGGACGGATCACAGACCGGGGCGGAGGTCATGTATTCACTGAACGGACAGAACTTTTCATCCATTTTCCTTCCGGTTTTGTCTTCTGACTACGGGAGCGAGATCCTTCTGACAATGGGCGCTGATGCGTACTCGAGAATGATCGCGGCCGGTTATCTTGACGGCTATATCATCATGAGAGGCGGCGCGAACCTTTCCGGGACTACCGGCAAAGCGCTGTCATACTTCATCATCGACCCGGTGCAGGGCGTTTCAACGGCGGCGACAGGAAACACATATTCAGGATCTTTCTATTACAGGGACATCTTCCACGATCAGGCCACCGGAAAACTTTATGCCGTCAAAGTAAGGACCGGGAACAGCGGAGGCAGCGACGCCGTAGTCACGGGAACCGATTTGGTGGAGATCACGAGCCTGGCGGGAGGGTCTGCAGCAGAAAGAACAATCTGCACACTGTCTTCTTCTTCCACGGTTCCGACTCTTGAATACATCCACGCGGCCAACGGGCAGATCTTCTACAGATATAACTCATACTTCAGGAAGGTCAACCAGGCCACGGGCAGCTATACCAATACGAGATGGGACGGAGCGACACGGCTGCAGTCTTATCATAGCTGGGTCGGGAACGCGGTCTATAGCTCCGGCCGTTATGAGATACTCGTTTGGGACATGGCCGGCCAGGAATTCATAGGTTACACATCATCAGACGGCACAACCTGGACGGCAGATCAGACTGTATCCATAGGCTCCCCGGCTTTCAACGGTGCAGGAGGAAACAGCATTTTTGCTGGTGGTTATGTGTATACAGGCGAATGGAACGGCCACGGCGAAGAAGACGGTTTTGTAGTTTACGCGGCGGAGTGAGGCGGGCTTTTTGTCCTCTTCCGCCATACTCATAGCAAAAAGAAAGGAGACACGACAATGGCACTTTCTATGGTACGAGGAACGGCGCCTGATATCCCGATTATCCTGGAAGACGCCGACGGCCTGGGCGTAAGTCTTCAGGACGCGGAACGGGTGGAAGTTTACTTACGTCAAAGAGAAGATGACATTTTCATCTGTTATACAAAAGAACACGGAGAGGAAAGCGAGAACATCCAGCTCAGCGACGGCACGGATTACACGCTGATGCTTTCTATTGACCCGGATGATCTTTATGCTTTAAGACACGGCCGGGCAGAAATCCAGGTCGGATGGATCGACGAGAACGGCAAACCAATGGCCTGTGTCGCGGCAGATATCGACGTTGACAGACTCATCAAGGGCGGAAAGATCAAATAAAGGAAGGAGGGCGCAGAAAATGGGATACTACGATAAGTCACAGCACGTCAAGGGCATCACGCTTAAAATTGCGGATTCCGTCGTAAAGAACGCAATCATCGAGATCGGGGAAACCACGACCGGGGAGCCTGGAACCGAGGCGGCGGTCGAAAATACCGGAACAGACACTCATGCCATTCTCAATTTCACGATCCCCGCGGGCGAAAAAGGCGAGACCGGCGCGACAGGCCCGGCAGGACCGGCAGGAGCCCAGGGACCGAAAGGAGACACAGGCGAAACCGGAGCCACGGGACCAGCTGGACCGGCAGGAGAAACAGGAGCCACAGGACCGGCGGGACCGAAGGGCGACACGGGAGAAACGGGAGCTGCAGGACCGAAGGGTGACGACGGCGACGACGGAACAACCTTCACGCCTTCCCTTACGGAGATCACTGGAGGACACAGGCTTTCATGGACGAATGACGGCGGAAAGCAGAACCCGAATCCAATCGACATCCTGGACGGCGCAGACGGAGCACAGGGCCCGGCAGGACCGGCAGGAGCAGCAGGACAAGGCGTTCCAGCAGGAGGCACAACGGGGCAGGTCCTGACTAAGTCGAGTAACGACAACTACGACACAGCGTGGATAACACCGTCTCACGGAACAACTGCATTTGATATCGAGGAAGTATCTGATATTTCGCAGGCAACTTTTTGTGGTGCAGACATAAGCATTGGAACAGCACCAGCCGGAGGTGCATCAATACCGGTCACAACCGGGTATAGAGTGTCTTTTTATAGCGGTCAGTTAAATTATTCACAAAACACACAGGAAGATCCTACCACACTTACTGTCAATTTAACCAACGAAGCAATCCCGGCTGGAGGAACTAGAAGACGATTTACAAGCGATACTTTGTGGAGAAGCAGTGGAAAGTGCTTTGCTTTTGATCTGGGTAGCAGAATATCGGCTTTTACACCTGGCTCAGCCGTAAGTTCGCAGGGGACTTTTACGCGAGATACATTTGGCGCTTTAAAATATCTGGTTGGTGCTCAGACTGGCGGATATTTAATCGGTGGTCTTGCAACTGGAAGCAACGGGTTTCTTGTTACATGGGGTGAAGGAGATGCGGATATTTCCGCGTTTAACATCACGGTAACGAATATAAAATATTACAAGGTCGTGGAGGTGTGAGTATGTTGATACGAGCGGAAAGCATGGAAGCAGCAGTAAAGATCTATGAGACGGTCAAAGCAGCAGAGTCCTCCACGGCGGAGACAGCCGGCACGGGCGAAGGAGGCGAAAATGGAAGATCTGACGGCGAAGATTGCGGTACATGATCAGCAGATTAAGTCCCTGGAGGCCCGTATGAAGACCGTGGAAGATATGCGGCAGGGAATCAACGAGCTCCGGGTTCTGATCGAAAGACAGGGCTCAAATATCGACCGGCTGACAGAGATCGTTGGAGACATCGGCGAACGGCAGAAAGGGCACGAATCAAGGCTTGACGCCATAGAACAGAAGCCGGCGGAAAAATGGGAGCGCGTTGCGGGGCAGGTCATCAGTCTTGTCACGGCGGCAATAGTCGGAATGATTTTGGCACACATAGGCTTAGTTTAAGGGAGGTGATCCTAAATGAACGGCATCAATTGGGTAAGGAAACTGACATCACGAAAGTTCTGGCTTTCTATTGCGGGCTTTGTGTCAATGCTGCTGATCTTCATGGGCAAAGACCGGAGCACAGCAGAAGGCGTCGCGGCACTGATCATGGCAGGCGCATCTGTGATCGGCTACGCCATTGGTGAAGGCCTGGCGGACTCAGGATATATCGATCTGCCTGACACTGGACCAGATCAGGACGTGGCGGATTACGAATAATAATGGAAGGGCTTCGGTTTCGGCCGGGGCTCTTTTTCTATGCTCGGAGCTCGCGAACAAGCGAAACAGAAATTTTACACCGGGAAGGCGAAAAGTCAAGGAAATAAGCCATATATCCGGTTGTTGTTACAGTTTATCTATAAAGTACAAAAACTTATATTTTTTAGTATAGATATAGCAGTAGTAGGGGGATAGTATAGAGTATAGTTTCAATACTTTAAGGCGGTAACAGGAAACTGTAACAACAAAGACAACAGCCCGCAGAATTGCGCGGTTTTTCGGGCTTTCGTGTATATGGAAAGTAACAGAGTCGCCGGTTTTGTAACAGAGGGGAACGCCCCGCGTTAAACCGGAGGTTTTTCTGTGGTTCCGCATGACGGGCGGCGCAGCCGTGGTATAATGGAGACATCACACAAGACAACAGGAGGACACATATATGACTATGATTGAGAAGTTTCGAGAATATTCCTGCTGGAAAGAAGACCCGGAGTCACTAAATACGGCATTTCAGAAACTTACGGAAGAAGTGAAGAAGGAAAGGCCGGAGGATAAGGAGTGGTACGCTTTTGCAATGTTTACCAGAAGCCAGGACTGGTTTAAGGATCCGGAGCGGCTGCAGTATATCGTCAAAGACGGACATCTGCCGGAGATCTTCAGCGAAGCCATGAGCGTCGTAACCGCGCATAATATCAAATACGCTAAAGCAATGTATCCGACGCTTTCCTTTGTACGCCAGAACTATATACTCTGTATCAGTAATCATATTGTTGATCATAAGAAGACGGGAAAAACCCTGAGAGTCATATACACAGATACTAAATACCCGGATGAATCCGTCGCAATTCCAAATGGACGGCTGAAAGATCCTGACGAGGTGCTGGTGCAAACTCTTGTCATCCTGGCGGCTATTCGCGGCGGCACGATTGTTTTCAAATATGATGCGCCTGTGAAGGAAAGGAAGATGGTCGGAGCTTTCTACTTCGATAATAATGGCGCTCAGTACTCGCTCAGGCCGGAGGATATGAAAGAAAAAGGATTCATCGGGAAAGGCGAGACCGGCTACTACGCGACCGTTTAAGCAATACAAAACAATACGGAAAGAGTTCGCTCTCCGGGGCGGCTCTTTTTTTTGTGCTCAAATCCGAAAAACTCGCATTTATTGAAAACCCAATCTGTCATAATAATGATAGAACGAATAGAACAGAACAGGAGGTAACACATATGAATACTTATTTAATTGGAACAGGGATCTTTATCCTTATGGCCCTTTGCCTTGTCGTCATCATGTATCTTGCCCTGATCGACGACGAGCCGGAGCCCGAAGGCGGTGATGATCATGAAGATGATGAAGACGCTGCCGGAACTCATTGAAGAAAAAGGAATCACGTATTTCATTTTGGCCGCCGTTATGGATCAGACAATAACGACGCTGAGAGAAAAGCTGCTGACTAAGGAATGGAGCCTCTACGACTACTTACGGATTCGCGTCTATTTCAGGCTTTCAGATGAAGAGACTTTATATGCGCTGATGGAACCGCACGAGGTGCCGGAATGGATGCTGAAGCAGACGCAGTTTCCGGAGCTTGTGGAAGTGGTACAGGCCCGGCTGGAGCGGCACGGGATCACGGCGCGGGACTTTGCATCGGCCATAGGAATAAAAGAAGAGGCGCTAAGAAAGAGGATCCGGCGGCGGTATTGGACCAGGAAGGATTATCGGACACTCGCGGACCGGCTCGGAATCACTATTACTGAAGCCGTCAGACTTTTGACAGAGGAGGAATGATGATCATGGGAGTCAGAGAGTTTTGTGCGTCACGGGGGATAACTGTTGCAGATTTCGGGCGGATGATCGGTCTTCCACTTTATGACCGGGAAAGTAAACCACTCCGGAAGCAGCGCCATACATACACGAGCGTCAACGCAAAGCACCGCCTTGAGAAAAACTCATGGACGCTCAAAGAATTCATGAAGATGCGGCAGGTCTTCGGCCTTTCTGACCTGGAAGCCATAAGGATCATGTTGGGGAAATGGGAAGGAGCAAAAGATGAGACAGCCGAGAAAATGCAGGATAT